AGCGTCAGATGTGTATAAGAGACAGATATGTGGTTTAACATAAGCAATATTTGTTCCTTTAATACTTTTGATATTCCCATTTGTAATAGTAGGTTTAGCACAAGCAAATTTACATACCATCTCAACTTTCTTTAATAAATCTTTACTTATTTGTAATTCTTTAGTTTCTATTGTTAACATATAATCACTCATCCCTTCTTAAATAACAAAAAAACTAACTATTTCTAGTTAGCATTTATTACTCTCGAAGTCTATTAGTTCGAGTTTGGTATCATTTGGAGGGCCTAGTCGGATTTGAACTACTTATATTTTGATAGTTATTGTAAAATAAGGGATTATAGTATAATACCTTATAAAATAAAGTTTTATGTCAATGTTATTGTTATTTTTTGTCAACAATAAAATATTTAAAAACACCATAGTATTTGACAAAAACAAGACCAAAAGCAAGACCAAAAAATAATCTTGCTTAATCATTAAGTAAAATATAAAACATTAGTTCTTCATCACTAATAATTTCTTCAAATAAAAACATTTATATCACCTCCTAATATAAATGTTCCATTATTTTTTTTAATTTCCTTTTTTTGTTTGAAATTTTTTATTTTATAATCAACTTTTGCCCAGGATATATTAAATTTGGATTTGAAATATTATTGTCTTTAGCTATTTTTTGATATGTAGTATTATATTTTTTAGCTATGCCTGATAAAGTATCACCTTTTTGAACAACATATATTGTTTCTTTATTTGTATGCATAAGTTCATTTACTTTGCTTTGCACTTCTTCATAATTATATCCTGCATTAGTTAAAGCAGTTTTTCTGTCTGCACCATTACCCCATTTACCTTCTAAAACTTCTTGTGCTAATTGTTCTACACTTTTTTTAAGTTCGGATGGCGTATTTGTATTATTCTCTTTTTCCGTTGTTGTAAAGCCATTTAAACCACAATTTTTCATAATACTAGGATAATCTTTATAGGCGTAATCTTGGTCGCAAGTCATTCCAGCAATTTTATTTGTTCTTATATAATTAGTTTCTCCACCAAATTGCCATAATCCACCTTCTGGAGAACTTGGTCTTGATTTGCTCCATTGTGCTACCCATTTATCATAATCTTTTAATTGATCTGTATACATATAGTTTTTAAACCAATTGGTATTAGCATAAATTCCTACATAATAACCTTTGTTTTCTAAGTATTCACAAAAACCTATAATCCCATTAGTTACAGCTTGTTTACCTGCCTTTGCTTGATATACGCTATCTTCTACATCAATATAAATAGGATATTCAAATTGCTTTCCTTTTAAGCAATTGTTATACATATATTCTGCTTCTGTTATTCCTTCTTCTTTTGAAGTAGCTCTTGAAAACCAATAAGCACCTACAGGAATATTAATTTGTTTACATTTTGAATAGTGATTTTCAAAAGCACTATCTTTTGCTTTCCCTTTAGCTTTACCATAACCAGTATAACCTGCTCTTAATATGGCAAATTTTACCCCTTCTAATTTTGCTTTATCTAAATTCATTTTTGATTGAAATTCACTTATATCTATTCCAAATAACTTGTCCATTACTTCACACCTTCTTTATTAAAATTACTTAATCCATTAGCCCCCAATGAAATTGTCATTGAACTTAATGCATATAAAACTAAATCTACTAATTTAAAAGTTCCTGTTACTGCATTTACTATAGTTAATAATATAAATGCTATTAAAAAGCTCCAATACTTCGTTTTTATTTTCTTTATAAATTTTAAATCTTTTGTAAACTCAACAACCATATATACAATTGTTACAAATGACGCATAAGTCATCAAAACATCCCATGTTATAAATTCATTCATTTAATTCACCTCTCATTTTAATCCTAATTTTATTGTTAAAAATGTAATTATTGCACCAATTAGACCCCCAATTACATATCCCCAAATAGAATCTAATTTTTTTGCTGGTTTATTTTCTATTTCTACAACCCTTTTATCAATTTTATTTACGTCTTCTCTCATTGCTTTCATTTCGGTAGCAATTTCTTTTACTGACACAGTTAATTCATATATATTATCTAATTTACTCTCTAAAGTATCTAACCTTTTTGTATTTGATTTTGAACGTTGCTCTGCTTCTACTATTTTTTCTATATATTTTTCTTCCATATTAAGTTCCATTTCTTTCATTTTTATAATTTAACTCCATATAGTGCAGTTATTTTGACATTATTTTCACCCAATCCTGTACTATTAGTAGTGTCTAATGTTGTACCATAAAGTTTTGCACCAAAATATGATGTTTCATCGTATTGAATTTTTTGATACGCCCAATCAGCTAATATCTGTTTTAATATTGTGCACATTTGATAATGCCCCCATTGATTTCCAGTAGCGAATACTAATATAAAATCAAAATTATTTACATTGTAATTTAATGTATGCACAGCTTTCGTTGTTATATCAGTAGTATTTAATTTCGTTATTTTCCCCAAACCTGTTTTTACTTCATTAATAGCACCTACTAGATTACTTTTTTCTGTAGTGTTTAAATCAGTTAAATCTCCAATATTAACACTATTCGTATATATTCCATTCTCAATTTTTCTTAGTTTAGTTGCATTTACTGGTGTTTTTTTACTTGGTCTGTTTTCCCATTCTGTTTCTATATATACCATTTTATATCATTCCTTTCTAATTTAGTTTCCAAGAAATTTCATCACTTTTGCCGAGTAATGTGGCTTTTAAATCTCTATAGACAGATGTTTTTTTCAAATAAAATTTTATATTAGCACCATCAGAAATATGAAATATATTACTTGTAGAAGCTTCTCCCATTACACTATAACTTACACGATGTGTAGTTAAATCTGTACTACTGACGCAACTTACACCTATATTGTATATTCCACTTTCTACTGTATCCGTAAATCCAACTAAAGTTGTTGCAAATATTAAAACTGCTCTTGTAAATTTAGTAAAAGTCATTTCCGCAATTAATACTCCATCACTTGCACCATCACCTTTAGCATTATAAACTTTATTTATTTTATTATAAGTTTCATTTATTGCCTCTGTCGTAGATGTTTTATTAGTTGTAACCAAACTAGATAAATCACCAATGCTATTCACATTCTCATTAATAGCACTTTCTATATTATCTTGCATATTATTAAATGTAGTTGCGTTTAAATCTGTACCGCCTGTATATGTTCCATCTTGAACTTCGTATTCTGTTTCATTTATTGTTACATAAGGCTTTTTTGTAACTTGTGTATCTTCAAATGTTATTTTTTGCATTTATTATCATCTCTTTCTACAATGTATTTTTGTAATTTTAATAAGTCCAATATATCAACTTTACCATCGTTATTTATATCGTATTTATTTTTAAACGTATTTATAAAAATAAGCAAAATTATAACAAATACCAACAATAAATTTACAATATTGTGAATTTTATTACTTTTCATCTTTCAACACCTCTATTTCATGTTTTAAGTCATCTATCATTTGTTGTTGTTCTTGTATTGCTTTATAAGCAACTGCTATCATTGAATATAAATCTATTCCATCATTATTTTGCGTTGTAATTTCTTTTTTGTATCTATATTTGTTTCCAATTACTATTCCTATGTGTTTTTTTTCTTTATCATTTTGTGTTTTAAAGTGATACTTATAAATATCTGTATTTTTTACAATATCTAATCCATTGTTAAACTTTTCAAAATTTTTCTTCAAAGTTGCTCTTGAACTGTTTGAAATGTTATTTGCGAACACATCTCCCACAAAAACAAATCTGGAAGCTTGTGAAGAAAAGTAACAAGCTTTCTGATTACTGACATTCCAAAACTTTCCATATATTCCAAGTATTCTAGTATTATCACTGGAATATACTAATTCTAAAGAGTTATTATTACTCATATATCCATTGTTGTCAGTACCAATTTGCAATTTAATGTTTTCTGTTGTGCCTGTAAAATATGAACCTTTTATTGTGCTACCTTCGATTGTTCCTTTAACATTTACATTTCCGGAATCATCAACTTTAAAGTTTTTAGTATCTATGGTTCCGTTTTCCAAATTTATTTTTGTTCCGCTTGTATTTGAAACATAATTTTTTGATTGAATATTCCCACTTTTGATATTATCAGCATTTAAATTAACAACATTGACTTTTGTAGCATCTATATCACCTGTTGTAATATTTGAACCATTTATTATTGTGCTTCCCTTGTCTTTTAATTTGGAATTAGTAAATTCTGCAATAGCATCTACATCTAATTTGCCAGATTGTATTTTAACTTTTTCTGGAGAAAGATTTATAGAAGATATTATTTCATCACTATTTGTTTTTTTGGAAACTTCCATATTAATTTCTTCTTCAGCTAATCTTAATTCAGTTTTTGTTGCGAAAGCATCTGTATAAGCATTTTGAATATTGTAAGTTACTTCATAATTTAAATTAAAGCTTTCCATATAAATTTTGTTGTAACCTTTATATAATTGAATATTAAATTCTTCTATTTCTTCAATGGATTCATTTGCTAATGGGTGTTTGTTTTCATCTAGTCTTCGTATTATATAAGCATGATCCTTTTCTAAAATAAACTCATCATAAATGTTTTCAGTATAATTTAATTCAAAATATGGTAATTGAATCTTTTTTGTTTCGCCTTCACCCTCAATAATTAGATAACTATCCACAGGGTATAAATCTTCTGATGGATATAATCCTTCAGTATTTTCAATAAAACTTTGAGCTTTTGTAACACCACTTTTAGATATTCCACATTTTGAACTTTGTTGTCCCAATTGTGCTTCTGATGGAAATAAATAATGAACATCTCCATAAAATTTCAATTTTGTTAATCCATTTTCGTACGAATTTTCAGTTTCAACATAGTTAACTCCAGTTTTTGTTTGCGTTAAACTGTTAGTTTCAATTAAAGCTGTTATTTGTTTTCCTTGCTTGTTAACATCAATCTGCACATTGGCCAATGCTTCAGCTAAACTAATATCTTGTTTATTTTTGATTTCTTGTTCTGTTAAAGCAGGACTTTGGATAACACTTGTAAAAGTTCCATCATAAGTAAAATTATGTTTTAACACATAGGTGTCAAAATATTCTGTATCACTTATATAGATCCTTATTTTATTTCCAAGTTTTAAAAATGGTTTTCCATAATATGTTGTTAATTTGCAGTCTACATATTTCATGCCTTTAATTCTATTCCAAATAGAATCAATTGCCTGTTGTCTTAATTCGGCATTATGCAATATATAATCATCACTAATAGTTATTGAATGTTCACCATTTAATTTGATACTTTCTTCGTCTTTAATTGTTACATTTTCATCATCAATTTGACTATTTTTAATAATCAAGCAATTAATAGGTCCACATATAACCTCTCCACCTTCAACACTGCTATAATCACTTTTATAGAAAATATAATCAGGTTCCTCATTTTGACTTAACCAACATAAATCAATTTCATTTGTATCATTATCTATGTCAACAAATGAACAAGATATTTTTGCAATAATTTGCAATACTGTTCTATTCTTTTCTCCATTTGTGAATGGATTTGCAACAATAGGAATTGTACTATTAATAAATTCTAACGATTTTGGTGTTAACCCCAAATTAGTACACACATCTGCATATAAGTCTGATAAAGTCTTATCTCCTGTAGAATAATTAATATTGCATACATACTTGCTATCAAGATTTGTATATAAATCAGAATATGCTGTTATTTGACTCATATTTGCTGTTATCTCGTTATTTGGGCGTTCTACTCTATATTTTCCTACATTAATATATTCGTTGCTTAAATCAGCGTATTTTACGCCAATTTTGGCATATATTGATTTATCATTTAAATTGCTTTGTATTGCTACAAATTTTGCTTTTAAACATTTTGAATATACAGAACCAATAATGTTACCATCTACATAACAACCACTATCTATTTCAAAACTTTGTAAATTATCTGATTGTGATATTGGTGTATCTATACCATCTACTACTATTTGACCTAAACGATTTGCGTTTGCTCGATTTTTACATTCATTTATAAAATTTGTACTTATCATATCCCACCTACAATTCTATTACTGCTTGAGATGCAGGATTATATAATTCTATAATTCCATCTGGTGTTATATATGGAAGCATAGATTGTGCAAGTCTATCTCCACGATAACAAGATATATTTTGCCATTTTTTTGTAAATGGGTTTAGAAAGTCTACACTTATTGGTGCAGGTCTTTTAATTATTTCAGCATAAAAGTCAACAACTTCATCATCTGTAAGTGGTCTACTTACTAAATCAATTCTCCATTTAGTATTTATTACATTAAGTACCATAGTACCATCTGCATTAGTAACGTCACGACCACTATTTTTAGATACGTCATACCAAGATATTTTTGTATTGTTTGATAAATATTTAGATATATCTACACCATTTAATTTAACTTTCGATACTACTAGTACAGGACCTGCTAGTACATATTTATAGCCATTTGCGGTAAATTCTTTTATCATAATTTCACCATCTTTCAATTTCCCTTTGAAAGAAAGTGCTACACATGTTATAATAATGTTAACTTGCTAGTACAGAAGTTTAGAGAGGAGTATATATGAAAAAGGTACTATTAATTCTTGCTTGTTGTATGTGTTTGTGTGGTTGTGGAAATAAGGAAGAAATTGAAGCGTTAAAAGGTACATGGGTTAGAGATAAACTAGAATATATTGGTTTAAATGTTGAATATTTAACATTTGAAAAAAATAACAAGTTTACTTACAGAAAAAGATTATATGGTTGGAATGAGGAAAAAAAATCTATGGAGGAAGGGTTCCATACATATTCTGGAACATACAAAATTGATAAAAATATAATAAACTTAAATATAACCAATAAAGACATATCGTTTGAAACGAAAGAATGTGAACTTTGTGATACTACACCACCATCAAGGAAACTCATTATTGATTTTGATTTAATGAAAATCTGCGAAAGAAACGAAGGATTAGATTGTAAATATAGTTATAGTAAAGATACAAAATAAGTATCTTTTTTTAATGCGTTGGCATATTTATAGGGCATACTCCAGTTTGTTTTGTTTTTTGATTTATCTTATCAACTATTACACCTTCATCTGTATGAGCATATAAATCGACTTGAACTGATTGACCACCAAACTGACTCATTGCACTCAATACTGCACTATATATAGAACTAGCTATTTGTGATTGGTTTAATACCTCTGTCTTACCATTAGCATGTGCAACTACTTCTGCACCAGCCTCTCCTGCCCAAAATAGTGTTCCATGTGATGGGACGCCACCATTTGCATATTGAGGTATATTTTTCCATGAATTACCAGAAAATATTCCACCATTCTTTTTGAATAGTGTGCTTAAATTAATATTAATACCTAATTTTTTAAATGGTTTTTGTATTTTTTCTATTAACTGATTAACTACACTTGTTGCTTTGGTAGTATCTGCGCTTAATCCTGAACCCAGTTTAACTCCATTTAATTTTAGTTCGTTTTTTACTCCTTCTAAATTTTTCCTAACATCCGAATCTACTCCGTAACCTAATTTTGATAAACTAGAGTTTACTTTGTTATAAAGTGCAAGACCTTCTTCTTTAGCAATTTCTCCAGAATTTACTAAATTTGTCAAAATATTATTTAGGTATGTTGCATAACTATCTTTTAATTCTTTCATGCTAGATGCTTTGCTTTGATTTACTGCTTTAATTGCTTCTGCAGCGCGTTGATATTCTTCTGATTCTTCACCATATTCCCTCTTCATTTTTTCAGCGTGTTCACTTATAACATCCAAATTGCTTTTTGATGCATTTTCTATTTCTTCCATTCCTGTTTCATATGTACTTGTAGCAATATTAATTGAACTCTCTAACTCGTCAAAGCTTTGTGCTGAAAGATCCACATTATCAGTCAAGTTTTCAAAAATCACTTTTTTCTTAGAAACTAAATCTGTTGTCTTATTAAATTCATTGTACATATTAGTTAACTCTTTTACATATTGTTCTTGAGTTATTTTTCCATGTTTTAGTTTTTCATCCAAATCAACAATTTTATTAATATAGTCCTCTGTATATCCTTGTTCAGCAAGTTGTTGTTTTTTTGCGTCTGTTATAATTTGTTGTGTTAATTCATCTGACATTATTCCCTGTTCTTTATATTTAAGAACTATTTTTGTAATTGCATCTACTGTTGCTTGCCCACTGTTTTCTGACGCTGTTCTCATTGTTTCAAGTGAAGAATTTATTTTTGATATATCATCAGCCGTCACAGAATATTGATCAGTATTCATTTGAGCAATTAATATGCCCATGCTTTCATTTGCGTTTTTATATGCTGTATCATTTCTTTCTATTAATTCTGTATAACTTTCTATACTTGCAAGATTGCCTGTTATTGTTCCTACATATTCTTTAAAAGCATCTGTATAGCTTGTAATATTTATTCCTTTATCGCTAAATAAGCTTTCGCCAAACACCATTTGATTTATTAAATCTTTGTTTTCTTGATAAGCTTTAATAACTGCTTTCAATTCATCATCACTAAAAATTTTTTTATAATCTTTTATGCTATTATGTATCATATTGGCAAGTTCTGTATTTCCATCTTTTAGAGCTTTTTCATACATTGCAATTTGTTTCATATAACTTAAGCCTAAATTTTCAAGATTTGCTTTATTTTGAGCGTCAACTTGACTTGCTGTCGAGAATATATAATCCCATGATTCAAATAAATCTTTACCATCAGTAAATTGTTTGTACCAATCAGTTTTTGATACTAATTCAGCTAATCCCAAACCACCTGCTACGGCAATACTCAATTTTCCAAAATTTGTTCCAGCTATTGTTTTTATCACATTTTTAATATTTTTTAAATTAGTAAATATTTCTCCAAGTTTTTTTATCAATTTATAGCCTATAATTGTTTTTATTATTATATCTGCATGATCTAAAGCAAATGTTACAACATCTTTTATTTTTTTTGCAAAATCCATTATTTTTTTGAATCTTGTTTCACCATCTTTTAATTTAAAATTAACCTCTCCAGTCAATGGATCTATTTCTTTTGTAAACCCTAACCATTCCATTATTCTATCTCTAATTTCTGTAGCTTTCATTCGTACTTTATCCATACCATTGTCATAACCTGTTATGGCATCTAATAATCGTTGGTCTATTCCACCACTTACAGATGTACCACTACCACTATTGTTATTTTCATTGATATTGTGAATTTCATCAAATCCTAATGTTTGCCTTTTTAATTCTTTTACTGCTTTACTAGCATCATCTGCACTATCTGCAATTCCATCATAAATACCCTCTTGGCTTGCTATACCGGAATTGTAATCTTTTAATTCGATACCAAACATATCTGCAATTGCTTTTGAGACTTCTTTAATTACCATTAGTATTGCATTTGCATATGGTAATATTTTAGAAAACGTTCCTATAAAGAGACTAGATAAAGCAACTTTTGCTTCTACTAATTGCTGTCTAAATATTTTCAATTGGTTTGAAGGAGATTCAACAGTATTAGCAAAGTCACCCATTGCTATTTGTGCTTGCTTCATTGTTGCTAAATATCTTAATATTTCTTTTTCTGCTTGAGACATATTTTTTACAGATTCTGTTATTCCTAACGATTCAGCTATTGGTTGTAAGCTAGATTGAGTAACATCAATTCCATAGCTTCTTAAAGGTTTTGTTTGTCCAGCATACACCCCTGCTCTAATTGCCTCTGCTGTTGTTTTTTCTGTTTTGTTATATAAAGATGCTAAATCATAAGTTAATTTAGTCATCGTCTCAGACATTATAGATGAATACTTATCTTCTATACCGACAGTTTCACCCATTGATTCAAATATACCTTGCATATATAATGTCTGTGTTTTATTAGTTCCAAATGCTTCATTTAATTTATATTGAAATTGTAAAGCAGATTTACCTAATTCAGAAAACATCTGTTTTCCATTTTTTTCAGTATTATCAAACACAACATTAAATAAGTTTAACTGTTCTGTATAATCGACCGCTTCATTCATCCAACCTAATGCAGTTGTTGTTAATCTTTTAACGCCTGCGAATGTAAAAATTTTTTTAAAAGCATTTCCAAGTTTATCAGCACTACTAGTTGCTTTATCTGTTGATTGTTTTAATTGATTAACATTTTTAGTAGCATTTGTTGTCGTTTTATTTATGCTCGATTCTGCTTTTTTTTCAATACTACCTAACTCTAAATATATATTTGTTAATACATTCTCAACATTAGTTAAACTTTTTACTAAACTTTCAACACTTGCTTTTGCTTCTTGTGCTTTTGATTTAATTTGTAATTCTAATGTTTGTGAATTATCCATTTATTTTTTCACCTACCTCTTCGGTTGTTCCCTTTTTGGTAGCGCTATTTTTTCTTATTGCATTTACTTGAGCAATTCTTGCCTTTACATCTGCAACATTCATTTCTATTCGTTTTTTCTTTTGCTCTTCAGTAGCTTCTGCCCTTTCTTCAAAGCCGTATGGTTTTTCAGAATATTTAACTTTTTGTTTGCTGAAAGCATTACATAAAGCAACTGTTATAGCTTCATGAAAGTATGCTCCTTGTAGCCACGCATTATTATTAAATATTTCTTGTTCAGTTTTTATCTTTTCAAAATAAGAAAAACGGTATGCCCAGAATAGGTCTGGGTCATCTTCCCAAAACTCTTTCACAGACATACCGTATGTGATTGCCATAGGTAACAAATTATAAAACCAATCTGTTAAGTTTTTATATTGTTTGCCTTTTTCCTCTTTGTCGTTGTCTATTCCCCGATTATCTCTAGTTCCTCGTCGTTCTCCTTCGAGTCTATATCGGCTAGGGCACGCATAAAAGCTTGGTATTCCTCAATTCCAAATTTAACAACTTTTGCTGCTTTTTTACCACTTTGTTGATATGTATCCATTAACTTAAGTGCCAAATTTGGATTTACATCTTTATGATTAGCAATAAACAAACTTGTCCATATTAAATCATAAAATGTAATTGGTTTTCTATCAAACTCTTCAATACTAAATCCCATAGCTTCAAGCCATTTAATACTATCTCTAGTCATTTCTAAAGTATAATCTTTATCATTTATTTTTAATTTTAATTTTCTCATTGTTTTTCCCCACTTCCTTTAATTATTCAGTTGCTATTAATGCAGTAACTTCTGTTGATGTTTTATCAGCAATTTGTGTACTTGGAACTGTATGTAATGTACATTCAATTACACCACCAACTGATACCTCATTCTTCCAAGTTTGACAAATACCTGTATATAAAGCACCTGTTCCATCTGGATATTTAATTAAAATATCTTTTGCTGTATTATCACATACTGTTTTTACAGCTGTTAAATTTGCTTCACTATAGTTATAAGTAAAGTCCATATCTCCAGTATCAGGTCTATCTGGAATATATACTTTTGATGGATCACTTGAAGTTGTTATTTCAACTGTTCCACCTGCTTGTCCAGTTGCTGGAGCACCTTTAACTGCTACTAATTTTTCTTTTGGGAATTTTGTTTCAGCTGTTTCTTTTATTCTGATTTCAATACCTAAATCTAACATTATTTATTCACCTCTCATTGTAATTTCCCTTACAAATTGAAGTGCTACATTTATTAATTTGGATAAATAACTAAATTATCTAATCCATATTTTGTATCTAATTTTCCAGTTATCTTTATAATATTTCTATGTACATCAGAATCAGTGTTTAGAGCATCCAATTCCGTTTTAATAGTCACATGATAATTGTTTTTAAAATAATCAACTACATGTTCAGTAACTTCATTACAAATAGTTCGTTTTGATGTTTTCCCACTTACCATTGAATAAACATTTATTTCAATACCAAATGTATAAGTTTCTTCTCCGTAACTTAAATTATTATATTTATTAGTTACTGGAAGCAATTTAACTGGTACTATAGGAAATACTTTGCTTTGCTGTGGCATTGCTTTTGTAACTGTTGGTTTATATATTGACTTTTCTTCAACATATTTTTTTAATTCTGGAAAGATTTTGTTTTCAAATATATTTTCAACTATCAATATAAATCACCTACTGTCTTTCTTATTTCAACGTCAACTATGTTTCCTATTTCGTTTTTAATATCTTGAAATGCACTGTAGAACATATGTCTACTTGGCAAGCCCTTAGTCCAACCATAAGTTCCATTTTCTTTAGGATATAGCCAACCTTCTTCGCCATGTTCATTAACATCATATTTCCACGACTTAAAAGGTCCATCTGGATTAGGATGTGGGTTATTAGAGCCTACAATTCCTGTACCCATTTCATTAAAGATAATTACCATATCATTAGTCCATACTTTACCACTCTTTGCATTATCGTCATATTGCCACTGTATTTGGCTTGTATGATTAGAAATACCATTCGCATAGCAATACTCTAATACTTTGTTATACATCATTTCTGTGGCATATTTAACAGCATTATCAATGCCTTTTGAATAGGCTTCTTGATATTTATTTAGAAACTTTTTTGCTTCCTCTAGACTTTTCTTCGATAGTTCCATCGTTAGAAGTGTTTTCATCTTTTGATTTATCCTCTTCTATTTTTTCTTCTTCGACAAGTTTATAACCTGCTTTGATAAAGTCATCTCTTGTTTTTTCGTCAAAAACTACTATTCCATTTGTAAATTTGTACATATTGCACCTACTTTCCTGTAAATTTTTCAAAATATATAATTATAACTGAATTACCATCTCTTGGTGGTAATAATCTATAGTTAGCATTATCTCCATGTTCTTCTTCTCCTTCTGGTGTAACACCATCAAGATAAGCTACATCAAATTCTTTAAAATGGCCTTGATATGATATAGGGATAACTGCTTTTTTCATAATGCTTGCTTTTTCTCCAAACTCTGCAATATCGGCATCGGTATTAACTGGTTGATAATTAAATTTATATGGTTCACTATTTGGTTTTTCATATACATTAATTTCATTACCTTCAATGTCTGGTTGTGTGCCAATTTTACTTGCTATATAAACATCTTTAACCCAGCTTTTAGGGTTAGCTTTCACACTTATCATTTAGGAATACCTGCCTTTGGAACTAGTTCTCCTAACAAATCGTTTGATAATAGAGATGTTAAAAATTGAACTGACAATCCATTTTCACTGTAAGATTGATATCCAACTCTTTCCATAGCTTTGTATAATTCAATAGCACATCTTGTTTGCCAATTTGCTAATCGTTTGTTGTTTTCAGCATCTATTGTTGTTTTTGTTAAATCATAAGGATAAAGTGTATTTAGAGCCACAATTTCTGCGTCATCTAGTTTTAATTTAAACACTTCATCTTTTGTGTCATCAGCTACATCGCCTAAGACTTCTAGTCGCATTTTCTTTAATTGTTCTTCTTGACTCATAAATACACTTCCTTACTTAAAAAGTTATATTAAGCAGTAACTGCTTTTGTATTAACTGGATTTGTTGTAGTATTAGTTACATTAACTTTTACTTCCTTAGATGGTTTAGTAAATGCTGTATTTAATCCAGTAATTTTTCCGTGGAACCATTCTGGGCCGTGATCTAATCCAATTTGACCAAAGATTTGATATTTAGTACCTGCTCCTGTTTTTGCTAATTCTTCTAAGAAGAAGTTACCTTTACCTGGAACTGGTTGTTCTACTGGCCCAATTACTGATGGATTAATTGCTAATACTGTTCCTGCTGGAATAAATTCGCCTATTGCTAAATGAACTGTTGTTCCAACTGGTAATATTAAATCTCTTATTTGAATTCCATAGGCACTCATATAAGCTTCTCCAATTGGCATTTTCATTTCAATAGCATCACCATGTAATTGTAATAAGTTAACTGAATTCATTAATAATACAATATTAGAAATATCTCCGCCATTGTCATTGATTTTTTGAACTAAATCATTAACTAACCACATATCTAATGGAGCATTAACTTTACTAGAACCTTGACCACTTTCAGCACTAATTACGTTAGTAGTAATTGCAGCTACCATACCTCTTGTTTTATTAATTGTTGCGTCAGTTGTTGCTTTATTATAAGTTCCTTGAATAAATGTTTTTTCAATACTTCTCTTGATTTTTTCCATCTTTCTTGCAACTTGGAAAGATAATTCATCTTGTGGATTAGCTTGTTGACCTGCTAAGTTAACACCACTTAATGTTGCCATATTTGATTGTTTAGCGTATGAAATAGCAACTGATTCCATAAATATTTGAGTAACATTACTCATTGGGCTTCTTGTTACAAATGTTGCAGTTGGAGCTGTTAATGAAGCTGTTTCACTTATTTCTGGTATTGCTCCTTCTTCACTTGTATAATATTGTCCACATACGAATTCTACTGAATTTGTATATTTAACTCTTCCACTTATCATATTTAAAAATGGAGTTTTTGTATTTGCTTTATTGTATAATAATCCTGAATAGTTAGGACAACTAAAGCTTTGTACTGTTTCAGCACCTGTCATAAAAATATTCACCTCGTTTAAAATTTCTATCCCTTTTTTCTAAACGAGTGCCACACTTTACTTATTTAACTTTTTTTCTTGTTCTGCTTTGAAAATTTGAGTAGTTAATTCAGTTTGTTTCAAAAAGTCCTTGTCTTTAATTGCTTGTTCAAGTTCTTTTTGTAACTCTGCCACCTTATCTACAGGATTAGCACTTTGAGTACCACCTACTGGTTTTGGTGTGCCATTTAACAATTCTGTAGTAGTTTCATTTTTAGTTTGCTCTTTTGTTTTATTTAATAATGTAATAAAATTATTTGCTAATTTTACTGATTTATCGCAATCTTCACTTATGATATTTTGTAAAGTTTCTTTTAATTCAGTATCTTCATCAGTAATTTTAATTCCATTATCTAAGAATAAACCTTTTACTGCTAATTCACTTGTTTTAAGTGCATTTGCTTTCTTATCTACTTCCAATTGTTTTAACTCTGCTTCTCTTTTTTCATCGTCAGTCATTTTTGATTTTTTGAAATCATCATATTCAGTTGATAATGTAGAATAGTTGCTTTCTACTGTTTTATATTTAGCATTTAAATCATTATATTTATCTTTTGGAATCATTAATGTTGCTAAACTCTTCGCAATAGCATCAACTCTTTCTTCATTAGTTGTAAGTGTTTCATCACTTAATACTTTTTCGATTTCTTCTTTCATTTCTATACCTTTCCCACTCTTACGTTTTTATGGATGTCTCGTCTCATCAATGGAGTGTTGTAGATTTATGCTCTCTACAATAAGCAAATTTATATAAACTGATAAATCAGTTCGTATACTAAATGGTTGGGAAGACAGGATTCGAACCTGCAACCTCTTGAATCCAAATCAAGGCTTCTACCAAGTTGAATTACTTCCCAATATGGACCGGTATATCAGATTTGAACTGATACAAAATGCTTGGAAGGCACTTATGCTACCAATTACATCAATACCGGATGGCAAATCGACTAGGATTTGAACCTAGACAAACAGTTTTGGAGACTGTTATGCTACCGTTACATCATCGAAATATGGTGCCGAAAGTAAGAATTGAACTCACAACCTACTGATTACAAGTCAGTTGCTCTACCAATTGAGCTATTTCGGCAAAATTCCAAAGGCTTCTAAAGTTTCTTTGGCTTGGACTCACTTATAAGGCTTTATAGAAGTTGTACTTCCTTCAAAGTTTCTTATAATGCCTATTTATTAACCTCTCCAGACTCATCCTTTGAGGCAGATGTCGTCTTATTAAGACTTCCATCGCTATTCTCGTTGTTTTGTTTTATTTGTTTATTTGCTTGTCCAACAAATAATTTAATCCAATTTTCTATACCACCATAGAATTCCATTGATTTATTAAATGTTTCATTTGGATCACTATATAAACCACTTGTCGTCATAGCAACATCTGGTGATATACCGCTTTGAATTTGATTCATCATACCTTGTGATTTAACTAAGAAATTATCTGATTTATTCCTTGTAAATTTTTGGTCTATATCTTTTAATGTTAATGTTTTAATTTGACTATTTGGAGCAAGTCTACATATTCTTAGAATTAATTTAAGTTCCGGTTTAGAGCATCTTTTAAATTCCATTTCATCGCCATCTGCTCTTGCGTCAGCCATTGTCCAACCTTCACCTAAATATCTAGCTTGTCCAGTATCTCCACCACTTGCTTTATCACTATTTTTAGGAATACCTACAATGTTTAAAGCTGTATTGAATAATCTATCGTGTAATACTTTTGTATTGTCATGTTTTATTTCATTTGATATTAATTTTAAATCTGCTGGTCTACTTGGATCTGATGTTGCGATTTTAATTGCTCCTAAATCAAGTAATCCTTCATAATCTTCTCTATCAATATCTTGATTAACAAATACAAGTAAGCTTTGTATAAATTGTTCTAATCCGTCCATTTCATCAGATGTAATTCTATTTAAGTTATTTAATATATCCATAACTATTTCGATAATTCCTATTCTTGATTTATTTAAGTAATATTCAAATATAGGAATTTCATTTAATATAGTAGGTTTTATAAGTTTAACCTCAAATGCTGATGCAACACTTGGACTAGTCATTTCATAATAAGCATCCTTTGTATATACACTACCTTTTATCGTGTAATCCTTAACACCTCTCGTATAAGTACAACCAAATAGTTTCTTATGAGGTAATCTACTAGAATAAACACAAAACGTTGTTTTGCTATCAAGATTTTCTATCATAAAAGGACTATCTTCATTTATATCTGGAAGAACTAATCTGTGCCCTATTCCTGATATATATAGGTCTTCTGCTAATTCAGTATCTTTTGGATATTTATCCTCTGCTAACATATAACTATTTAAAGCTCCTACTTCTTCATTAGCTACATCACCACGTTGTACATACTGTATTGGTTTACCAAAAACAAATGACTTTTTGAATTCAACCATAAAATAAGCATTATTTTCTACTACTTTGTTATTTATAGTTGGTCTTACTTCTTTAACTTTATCTAAAATTGGTTGAAAACCTTTATAATAGTTTTCTAAATAATTAATTTCCCTTGAATTTTGTAAATGAACACTAAATACGTCATTTAATATTTGTGTAATTGTTTGTTCGTTCATTTCTTCTGGTTCATAATCTGCATAAATAATATGTCTACCAAATAGTCTTACTTCATCTTGAACTGACATTACTGGTTTATCAGTAGGTATTTGTGCATTTGTATTATCATCAACTGGTGTTTCAGTTGTTTTTACTTCTTCGTTTTCCATTAATTCACCATCTTTCATACTTTGGTATTCCCAAAATATAAAATAAGGGAACACAACAATAAAAATTAGATTCTTACGGTTATGCTCCCGTGTAGCACTAAACGGTCAATGAAGGGAAAAACTAGACCGTTCGCTACATTTATACATTATTAATAAAAAAAATGTTAGTTATGAAGTATAAAAGTCCAACATAAATTGGATTTATTTGTCAAAAAGGTCGTCTTATAGCAACCGGTTTAAATAAAGTTCCTTTGCCAAAAATAATTTCACTTGCATACATACATACTGAATCAATACCATCATCATGCACATTTGGTTTATCAAAAGAATATTTAGTTATATTATCCATCATTCTGCCAATATCAGTATTTGGCCTAACAATCGATTTATCAGGGAATACAATTTGTTTTTGAACAATACCACGATTATTCTTTATTCTTTCTTCTTTCTTAACAGTATTATATTTTTCAATAATAATACACCAATATATACCTCTAGCATGTAATCTATCTTCTAATAGTCTTTTTAATGAAGTATCAATGTTATTTTCAATTACTAATGTTGTAATTCTATGCTCAATTATTTTTTCAATTATTTCACCATATAAATCATCCATTGGTTTTTGTTTATAAATGGCATCAATTAAATAATGATTACCATTATTATCATTCTTAAATATTGGCATAGATACATTGTCTTTCCCTTTACGAGCTGTATCTAATGTTGCCATTGAATTTGGTGTTAAATGAACATTTAATAGTTCTTCATTTGTATATGTTCTAATACATTCCCATGCAAATTCTCTTCCTGTAGGTGCAATAGGATTTTGTTGATATACACAACTAAATAAAAATGGATCTGTATTTTGTTCAATTTGTTCTGCTATTTGTTGTGGATACACTTCACTACAAGTTGTTTTATGATTTTCATCAAGCATTGGTACACGAATAACTATCGTTGATTTATCTTCACTTTCCATAACATAAGGATTGTCAGTTGGTTGTAATGTCGATATTTTATTTCTGTCTTCAATGATTCTATTTAAAATGTCTTCCGGTGTCCACTGAGTACCAACAAATATAAATTTACACCTTACACCATCACGTCTATTCCACCATTCAGTATTCCACTTATCATATATTCCTCTATGAACACTTTCACTATTTGCTTCTTCTGCTCCTTTTGTCATATCATCAAATATAATTGCAAATGAAGCTCTTTCTCCAGTAGTTGAACCATTACGAGTTCTTGCTATATGATTTGATTTAGGAACATTAGCATTTTTTATCTTCCAGTCTGATTCTCTTTCTACCTCAAATGGTTTTCCATTATATAATTTGAACAAAGGAAATATTTCAGCAAATTCAGGGCTAGATATTATTCCTTTAACAGTTCTACTAAAACCTAAAACCAATTCATCAGAATAAGACATTCTTATTACCGAATTATTGATGCTTATACCATAACCCCAAGCAGTAAATAATGTTGCTAAATAGGATTTACCCATTGATGGTGGATAAGATACTACTAGATATTGCAATCTTTCATCAAAAGCTATTCTATTTAAGGCATCTACATATGGCTTTAGTACGTTTCTACGATTTGCTAATACCTTTCGTGGCATATTCCATTCAATATAATCAACAAAGCATTCAAAATCTCTTCTTGCACAAAAACAATAGGCTCTTTTATAATAATCAAAAAAGAGAGCCATATTTTCAATTTTGCTCCCTTCAATTAATTTATGTAATATTGGAATTAGTTTAGTCTTTGCTACTTTAACACTACCTAATTCATCTTGTTTATACATTTCTTCAAGAATACTCAAAGCACTATTGCACCAATCTAATTTATCGTGTTCTTTCATTTTTGGAGATTTAAGAACATTTAATATATCTGTAAAAGTGCTTTCAAGTGTTGTTTCTTGTTTTTTTATTTGAATTTTATCTCCAACTTTTATCATCTAATCACTCTCTCTTTATATTTTCCCTTAGAGAGTGCTACACTATTTTATATTTTATTTTAAATTAAACATTTTTAAAATGTCGTTCCCAGCGTATGTAGTTGGCAATTTGCCATCCCATTTTTCAATAAACTGTTTCATCAAAACTTCATAAGTTACATTTTGTTTTAATAATTCATTTGCTTTATTTGTTGCCTCTGCTTCTACAATTTTCTTTTCAGCTTCGACTTTTGTTTGTTCAAGTTCTTGTTGTGCCTTTAATACATTCTGTTCTGCAACTGCTTTTTGTTCTATTGCTTGATTATATGCTTCACTAAAATCAAAATTATTTATTGCAACAGACACACTGTTAATACCGTAGATTTTAATTCTTTCATTTAAAGTATTATTTATGTCTAATGATATTTCACTTCTTTTTGTTACTAATTCTTCTGATGTATACTTAGATATAACGCCTTTAATAGTTTCTTGAATTGCAGGTTCTAATATTGTGTTTTTGTAATTAGTTCCTACTTTTTTATATAAATCTGTTACCTTAGTTCCATCAATTTGATAATTAATAGAAACTTTAATATTATTAACTATTTGCATATCCTTAGTTGAAGTACTTAATGCGTCTTTATTTTCGTATTTTTGTACTTTAATATTTATTTTTTCTATTTTTTCTATTGGAGATTTAAAAATTATACCTTCGTTAGTTGTACTACCAACAATTTTGCCAAATCTTGTTTTTATTCCAATCTCTCCTGTTTTTATTGTTGAAAAACAACCAAACAAAATTATAATCAACCATAATAAACTGATAATCATTCTAGGTTTAAATTCCCATTTTTCTTCTTCTGTATTTATTCCTAATAATCCTGCCGTAACAACGACTAAAATTATACTTAATATTATTAAAAACATCTTTTACACCTCTATTCCTTTGGCATTCCTATAAATACATTAGCACCATTTTCTAAACATTCAAAAATGTGCTTATCTAATTGTTTTTTTACTTCTAATGTTCTTTTGTTAGTAGGATATTTAGCAACTACAATGTTGTTGTCTGTAACAATTACATTTTCTAGTTCTTTATCTTCAAAATAATCCTTATCAACACCTAATTTAGTTGTAATTAATTCTACTAATTTTGGTTTAGGCTGTTCTTGATTCTCTAATACTCTTTTAATATTATCTCTATAACTGTTACCTACTAAAGTGATAAGTTCATCACTTGTCATTCTTTTTTCTTCTAATAGTGATTTTAATTCATCACCTATAATTGTTTTAGGGTTTCTTTGGCCTATTCCCACAAATCTTACCATTCCTGTAAATTTTTCATCTTGACTTATAATTAACATATTATTCATTTTCTATTCCTTCTTCCTCTATTTCTTTATAATCATTAATATTTTGATATTCACTAAAATAACTCCATCTGTATCCAGAAACATTTAATTCATATTTTTTACCAATTTCTAAATTACCATATATATCGGCACTATTAAATTTTCCTTTCCACAATAAATCAGTTATTTTATATGTCGTACCACCACAATTTACCAAATATAATTCATCTTCATTGCCTGATGGCCTTTTAATCCATTTATCTTTGACCTCACATTGGACTGTCTGCTCATTCATATAACCAACACATCCAGTCAAACAAAGTGACAACAACATTATTGTAATTATCATTACTACTTTTTTCATCTTTGCCCTACTTTCTTCCAAATATTTCTTTCAATAAACCGAACACTAAGGCACATGCTAATCCATGCCAAAATGTCCATACAAATTTTATACCAAATGCCCATATTATTAAATTACCTAATCCCCAAAATATAAGGGCTGATAAACTTAATACAAAGGCAATAATTGGTATCGTTCCTAATCCAATTAATAAATATTTCATCTATTCACCACCTTAAAACAAATCTTTTTTAACTTCTTTTATCTTTCTTGTTGTCATATTTTGTAATATTTTAAAATCTATTTTTGGATTCTTAAATTCTTTTAAAATACTCCACATTTCTTCTGTAATTAAGCAATGGAATACCGTACTTAATAATTGTGGTATTTTCCTGCTTGTCCAACCATCTAATGCAATTTTAGAATATTCTTTTTCAACTAAGGTGTCTGTAATATATTTATCTACTATTTCTTCTTCAACACACTTGCCATTGCTAATGATATTGGGAGCCCATGTTTTATGATGTTTTTCTTTAAAGTCATTCCCAACTATTTTTGCCCAAGTTTTTCTACCATATTTATTACAATAATCATAATTCTTTATAACTATTCCTTCGCCATTGCCCATGCCATCTTTGACTAAAAATTCTCCTGTTTTATCAAGACATTTAATAAATGTATCATAATTGCCATTTTTAACAATACAAATTGGCGGAATATAATCAATATTAAATTCTTCTAACATAGATTTGTATGTTTCATAAGTTAAATATTCAACATTTTCTTCATCAATATCTATTGTCACATCAAATACATAAAATTTCCTCCATGCGTCATCTCTATAGGTTTTTAATGCATGAGGAACAAGCCATTCACCATATAATCTATGATTTGGATGTTTTTCAAAATATTTTATGATTCTTTCATCATTAATCATAGCATTCATAAACCCTGCATTGTCTTTATCAAGAGTTAATTCTCTATTTCTACTACCAAAATGTAATCCGTTTTCATCTTTCCAAATCGATGAGTTAGTGCCATCTATTTTATAAAATACATAACACAAACCTGCATCAATACCTTCGACCTCATCAGTTCCATATCTTTCTATATGTTGATATTTTTTAAAACTCATTTAATTTCACCTACTTTTTTTATTATTTCTTTTAATTCTTTTTGCCCCTCTTTTGAAGCTGGTTGAGATACCATGTTTACTAATACACCCTGTTGTAAACCTAATGCTTTTTCATATTTAACAAGAATTTTACTTCTAAACGGCCACTGGCCATGAAGATAATTACTTATGTTTTGAGGGGTTGTCCTACTTTCGCCTAGTTGTTCTTCTATTTTGTTTAATTCTTGGCATAATTTAGCATTAGTCCATTTTTTCTTATGAAGAATCATTTGTATATAATCAGAAACATTTATCATTAAATATCATCTTCCTTAATAATTTTTAATTTTCTTTCTAGCCAAGAAGAATTAGTATTTATTAACATCTTTTTTGTATTTGTTAATAAATTCCATATTGTTTTATATTCGCTTTTACTTACTTCCTTTACAAGATAATAATCATATAATTCTTTTCCATACCAACCTAATGTATTATCAATATAATGTCCCTTTGAATCTTGATTTATAAAATGAACAAACACTCCATCATTTCCTACACAAATTGTTAATAAAACTTTATAACCGTTGTCATAAGCGTCTTGAACAGCGTTTAGATGACATCTAGCATTCAAATAAGTTCTACCACCTACAAAATCATTTATATTTAGTATTTCGTAATTTGCTTTAACAAAGCTAACTATTCTATCTTTAATTTTTTGTTTCATTCTTCCACCTTCTTTATTATTTGAATTGTCCTAGCTCGTCCATTTTGAGTTTTTATATACCCTTTATCTTCTAAAATAAGCAATTTCTTAAATACTGTGTTAACATCACACTTTAATATATTGGCAAGTTCACGATTTGTAGGACTATATCCATATTCATTAATAAACCACTCAATTGCTTCCAATAACATTTTTTGTTTAATTGTTAAGTTATTCTCCAGCATAACTCTCTCCACAAGAATTACAAATATAATTTTCTTTATTTGTTTTGCTAAATACGTTTCCACCACATTTACATTTAAAATTTTTGCCATTTATTTGTATTAAAACAGCGTTATCAACAATTTTCTCCTGTTGTGTTCCACTTGTTTTTTCTACATCATAATCTATCCTTACACATTGATATGGATATATTATTTCGTAGTCCTTATCATAAAATTGACTACCACCCCAACTACCATCTTTATATTTTCTTATTATTTTTATACCTTTTGGTGTAAAACCAACTGCTTTTCCAATCATTAAGTCAGCATATGGGTTTCTAGCAAATGCCACATAATCACCAGTTTTTAATTCATTATTTATAAAATCTTTCATCTAATCACTCGCCTTAAAATTATATATTGGCTTAATTATTTTAATAATATCTACTGTATCGCCTATATTATCGATTATTTCTTGCATTGGTTTATATACAAATGGTGCTTCATCAATGGTATCTTCATTTACTGATGTCGTATAAATATCTTTCATACTTTCTTTATATTCATCTAAATTAAAAGTTTCTTTTGCTTTCATTCTAGACATTATTCTACCTGCTCCGTGTGGTGCTGACTGATTCCAATCATCATTGCCTTTTCCTACACCGATAATACAACCGTCCCTCATATTCATTGGTATTAATACCAATTCGCCTTTTTTAGCAGATATAGCGCCTTTACGAACTATGTTATCTTCAAATGATATATAATTATGTATTGTTTCAAAATACCAAAAATCCCTCTCAATCATATCTTGAGTATACCAATCACAAGTGGACATTGCTTTTTCTCTTAATCTTACACTTTTATATCCTTCATAATATGGTAATTGAAAATAATTACATAGTATTTGCTTTGCTATACATAAACGATTATCTTTAGCAAATTCTTGACATATTTTCATATCGCGCAAATAATCTTCTCTATATTGCCCCTCTAAATATGCTAAATCCTTTGGTATTTTCTTATGATCTGTTTTATATTTTTCTTTTAATTCCATTAAAGCAGATTGTATTTCTTGTTTTCTTCCTTGTTCTTTATATTTTTTGATTAATTCCTGTTGTTTTTCTTTATATTCACCAATATTATAGTTACATAATTGATTAGCTAATTCTTGATAATACTCTGCTACTTGTTTTCCTAAATTTCTTGAACCTGTATGAATTACTAAATATTTATTATTATTTTCATCAATATCAATTTCAATAAAATGATTACCACCACCAAGTGTTCCAATACTTCTTTCTAATCGTTTTGTATCTTTCAGTTCTCTATAACACTTTAAATCTTGTAATTCTAAAAATTTATATTTTCTCTCATCATGAACTTCAAATCCACTAGGAACATATTCTCTAATAATCTTATCTAATCTTTCTAAATCTAAATCAATAGTGCCTAATTCAACACATAACATACCACAGCCAATGTCAACACCAACGATATTTGGAATCACTTTATTGCCTAAATTACCAGTAAACCCAATTACACAACCTTTACCAGCATGAACATCTGGCATTATACGGATTTTACTATCTTTAAATGCCTCTTGGTCTAACAATTCATTTATTTGATTTATTGCTTCTTGTTCAATATCATCAGTAAATATTTTTAAGTCTTTCATTTAATCACCCCAATCATCATTTATATAACAATCTTTCACATCATCTTGTATTGAAAGAAAATCTTTTAAATAATTGCAGTATTCCATTCTGCAATTATATTCTTTATTAAATTTATAGCAATGAAACGGACAATGCTTTACTTTATAACCACCATATGGGTATTTTTTACTAGGTTTAATTGGTTTCTTAGGGGTATAACAATATGACGTATTTTTAGGAATAACCAATTTTGCTATCAAATCTTTAATCATCTATTCCACCTCATTTAATAACCATAATAATGTTTCTAATTCTGTTCGCATTGAACATTTAGGGTTTTTCTTTAAATATTCTATTCTCTCTCGAATATCTTCTTCATTTTTGATTGATTTATATTTTTGATAAAAGTTATATAATAATTTATATTGATTGTACATTTCATATAAGGCATACATATTGTCTTTTATATTATCTTTATTCATCAATCTCACCATCAATTAAATCAATTACTTTTTTCTTACTAAGTGTTCCTTTTTGTACATTTATTACTTGTTTTATTTGGTCTTTAAACTCCGAAATAATAAAATCTTTGGTATTTTCAATTTTGTCATTAGCAATTCTTTCTCTAATTAGGCAATTGTTTTTTTCTTCATTAAGTTTAGCAATTTCTTCATTCTTTTCTTTTATTTGTTGTTCTAATTTAACGTTTTTGTCTTTTTCTCTTAAAACTCTAGCATCAAATTCTTCCAATGTAATTAGAGTAGCATCGTACTTAATTTTTATTTTATTAAGTTCTTCTATTTGATTTTTTAAGTTTTCTATAATTTGTTCACTTGTTTTTATCTGTTCAAAATCTTTTACAAGATATTCTTTTAAATCTCTAACTTGTATTGATTGAATTTCGCTATTTCTTACGACTAATTCATTTTTTTTACTAAATAATTTCATTCTTCCACCTCACTTCTCAAAGCCGATAATTTAAATTCATTATAAGTTGATAAATATATTCTTTTACCTCTACAGCATAACCACGGATTTATCATCAAACATTTTTGATTTTTCTTATATGGTACTTTATGAATAATATCATCAGCTATCAAGCCTTTTAATTGTCTTTTAATGGTAGTTTCACTAACTTCACATACTTTTGACAAATCCTTTAATCGAATGATTTTGCCATTGTCATAACAACATATATTGTCCATATAACCGATATGACAAGCTAAATAAGGAAGTATTGAATATTTTTTACAATATTTATCAAATATTTTAGGATTGATTTTGATAAAATGGTACTTTATGTCGGTAGTATCATTTAGATATTCTAATGTACCTTTACGAAGAATACGATCACCATCATCAAGACATATTACTCGGTCAATATTTTCTAATTTTTGAAGAATAACACCATTTTCATCAGCCAAAAATCCTTGTGCCATTTAGTCCTATTCTCCTATTATTTCTCTATATTTTTGTAAAATTTCTTCGTAATTATCTAATTTATTTTTAAACATATTATAATCATGATTTTTGTCATCTATGCTATTTAATACACACTTTATAGGAGATATTTTTTTATCTTCTAAATACTTTATAAACTCTTTTTGTTGAGTTTCTTCTAATGCTTTTTTATAATTTAACATTGGTTCACTTGCTTGTAATAAAAGTATTTTTTCATTTGCATCATCAAGTTGTTTCTTTAATTCTTGATTTTCTACCATTAATTCACCATTAAGTTTTTTATGTTCTTCATTTATTTGTTTTAATTGCTGATTTTCTTTTTGCAATAATAATTTATCTGCTATTACATTTGCTAATTCTAATTCTTCTTCACTTGCACCACTTATCATTTACTCATCACTTTCTTGTTCTAGTTCTTGCATTTTAATTAACAATTCATAGTAAGCATTATACCCTTGCCATTCACAATTATGTTTTTTATCCCATTCTAAGTTTTCTTTTCTAGTATTTTTTAAAAATTCTTTTAACTTATTCCAATTATCTTTTAACTGTTTATTTTCTTCAACGTTTGATGTTAAAAGTATGTCATAAGTTTGTATAGCACCATTTAATTTTTTGTTTTCTTCTTTTAAATTATTAAGTTCTATAGAATATTTGCTACATTGTAAGTTTTCCTCATTTAATTCTTTTTGTAATTTATTTATGTTATTTTTTAATTGTTGATTTTCCCAATTAACTTTATCTACTACTTTGTCATTATTTTCTGCATTTTCTTTTAAGATTTTGTTTTCTTGTTGTAATTTTTCGATTATAATTTGTTCTGGAGTAATACCTATTTCATCACATATTTTTTCTATCATTCTGACACCTCTTTTAATAAATCTTCAACAATTTCTAAATAAGATAATAAACAACTTTTTGATAACATATTGTTATCTCGATTATTGTTTAATATATTTCTTGTTGCTTTTGTTTCATTGAGTATTCTATCAATAACTTCTTTTTGCTTTTTTAATTGAGATTGTATTTGATTATAATGATTTATTATTTTTATTATTTGCTTCAACTGTTTTTTTGTCATAGCAATTAAACCTATATCATCTAAATTTTTAGATAATACTAATTGTGAAGTAAAATCTTTATATAAATTTTCTAATTCTTCTTTATCCATTATTTTTATTTCTCCTTTTTAGTTACTATTTGAAATATTTTCTATACGGCTTTTAGCAATTTCAAAATAGTTTTTATTCAGTTCTATTCCTATAAAATTTCTATTTAACTCTTTACAAGCAACACCTGTTGTACCTGAACCCATAAACAAATCCAATATTGTATCATTTTCTTTCGTAGACAATAATATGCAAGCTTCTGGCAATTCTAAAGGAAACCCACTATGTCCCCATTTAGACTTTGTTTCTTTTCTTCCAAAACTTTTATTTGATTGCTTTCCACGATTAAATGGAATTTCCCATACATTTCCTACATTTTTCGTTTTAAATAATTCTGGAAATTTTGAATATAATTCTTGTTTATGCAACTTTACGCCTGCAGAAGTATGTTTTAACATAAAAATATATTCACACTGATTAGTTAATTGTCTATCAGTATTGGCTGGTTGTTGATTATATCTATACCAAATAATTGTATCGTGCAATTTAAACATTATTTTTCTTGTTGCTAATTCCATTATTTCAAATGCTCTGATCGTTATTTCACTATCATTTATCACATTTAAATAAAATGTACCGTCATCTTTTAAAATACGTTTGCATTCTTTTAACCATATTTCACACCAATCTAAATATTGCTTATATGAATTAAAATACGCTTCATATTCAAAACCTTTCCAATAAGGCGGGCTAGTTATAATACAATCTATTGATTTATCAGGTATGTCTTTAATTAATTCTAAACAGTCTCCATTTTTTAAAATTATTTCCATAATAGATCCTCACTTATTGTTTGTTTTAATTGATTTCTTCAATTTTGTATTTTTCATATGGTCTCTTAACAATAATTCCATTATCCTGTCTTATAT